CGGGTCGCGATATAACTTTTACTCTCGCGACTGTTAATTATGACGCGCAGACAACTTCGGTAACGCTAGTTAATGCGCCAGTAATTGATACTTATCAAACACTAGACGGAAAAGCGTATAAGCATATTGACGATCAATGGACACTTAATATCGAATTACTTGCCGATTGGGGCGCTACTTCTTCACTATTCGAAGCTATGTGGACTGCGTTCACTTCTGCTCCAAATACAGCTTTAGCGTTTACTCTAGTCTCTGCTACTGGCGCTTCTTTTGCTGGTACAGCATTCCCAGTCGCTCCTACCGCTGGCGGAGCCGCTCCAGGCGCTCAGACAGATACTTGGGCGATGTTATGCGCTTCTACTCCAGTATTAACTATTACCTGATACCTACTAAGAAACGGGAGCAACAATGAAACTAAATATCACGGTTACTACACAGGCTGGCGAGACGAACACTTATGTCGCTTCGCCGCCTGAGTGGGCTAAGTGGGAAGTAAAGACGGGTTACACGATAGGACAGGCTCAGGACAGAATCGGAATCGCCGATTTAATGTTCTTAGGGTGGCACGCTATGAAGCGCGAGGCTGGCGGTAAACCCGTCAAACCTTACGAAGCCTGGTGCGAAACTATCGCCGACATAACAGTCGGAGAAGCTGACCCAAAAGACACAAGCCAGGAAGCATAGGAAGGCTTCTCGTAGAGGTCGCAGTCGCTACGGGAATTCCGATGAGTGAATGGCAGAGCGCGGAAGATTTATTAACGGCGGTCGAGATACTAGAAAGGCGCAACGATGACAGATGAAGCGTTCGCACTAGATAAGACTCAGTTACGCGCCGTTATGAAGGCTTTTAAGGCGATGGACGAACAGGCGCAGACAGAAGCTAAGAATCAGACTGGACAAATTTCAGACTTTGCTAGATCGCGGATTATTGATAAATCGCATTCGCTTAACACTTCTCGCGTTGCCGCTTCTCGAATTGCCGAAGGTTCAAAAGTTAAGAAGTCAAGCAAGATAGGCGAGATAACTTTTGGTTATATTGGTCAGAAATTTTCAGGCGGTGGAGATACTAAACAGCTTTGGGGCGGATTTGAATTCGGTTCCAATAAATATAAACAATTTCCAGTCTGGTCAGGCAGAGAAGGTCGCGGCTCTCGCGGCTGGTTTATCTATCCTACACTTCGCGAGATTCAACCCGAAATCGTATCGCGCTGGACTGACGCATTCGGTCGCGTATTGAAGGAATGGTAATGGCTGAATCCAGAGCGTTAACGTTAAAGCTTCTCGCAGATATAAGCGACCTAACTAAGAATCTTGATAAGGGTACAAATGAAGTCGAAGGCTTTGGCGGTAAACTAGCCGATTTCGGAAAGAAGGCAGGTCTGGCGTTCGCCGCCGCCGCCGCCGCCGCTGGCGCATACGCAATCAAAATAGGCGTCGATGGCGTTAAAGCCGCAATCGAAGATGAACAGGCGCAAGTTAAACTGGCTAAAGCTTTAGAGAATTCTACTGGCGCTACTCAGGATCAGATTAAAGCCGTTGAAGCCAATATCTTAAAGATGGAATTATCTTCGGGCGTAGCCGATGATCAGTTACGTCCAGCCTTAGCTCGATTAGCACGATCAACGGGCGATGTTGAATTATCTCAAAAGTTACTTAATCAAGCTCTCGATATTTCAATCGCTACTGGAAAGCCAGTTGAAGATATAGCGAATGCTCTCGGTAAAGCTTACGATGGAAATACGGCTTCGCTTGGAAAACTTGGAGTCGGATTATCTAGCGCAGAATTAAAAACTATGAGCTTTACAGAAGTCCAGGGCAAGCTTTCAGAATTATTCGGCGGAGCCGCCGCCGCTAATGCCGAGACATTCGCTGGACGCCTTGCCATTCTTAAAGTTACTTTCGATGAAGCAAAAGAATCAGTCGGAGCAAAACTATTACCTATTCTTCAACAGCTAGTTACTTACGTCGTCGATAATATAATTCCAGCGATAGGCAAGTTCGCCAAAATGTTTGATCCAGTTACTAAGGCTATTCAAGATAATAAAGCCGAACTATTAGCATTCGGTCAATTTATCGTTACCTATATTGTGCCAGTACTTACAAAAGTCTTAGGCGGTGCGTTTACAATTATTGCCAATATCGCCAACGGTGTAATAGATACTATTGGCTTCGTCATTCGTGGACTTAATACACTTATTCAAGGAGCCGTTCAAGGAATCAATTACATAATCGATCGATATAATAGTGTTCCATTCCTGCCCGATGTATCTCGAATTTCAGCGCCGTCTATTAACGTTCCAACTATATCCGCGCCTAACGTTAACGCTCCTAGTGTCTCAGTTCCGACCGTGCCAATTCCTAATATATCTACTCCAACTATTACTGGCACGGCTTCGGGTACTACCTTGCCGACTTCGATAGCGGCTTCAATGCCTAGCCAGAGCGCTTCATCTATTGCCGCTGGAGCCGCCGCTTTTAGAGCTGGCGAGCGCGGAGACACTTACGTCATAACTAATAACGTTAGCGGCGCATTAGATTCAGAAGGTACAGCCAGAGCGATAGTTAGCGTTATGAATGAATCATTTAATCGAGGTACTGGCGGCGCTGGTAACTTTGCCGCCGTGGCGCTCTAATGACCGTATTCACTCCAGTCTGGAGATTAAAGATTAACGGTGTCGAATACACCGATGTAACACTTTCCACAATGACTATCGAATCTGGTCGGTCGGATATTTATCGCCAGCCCGTTGCAGGTTACTGCTCGCTTAAATTAATTAACTTAAATGTAGATAATGTAGCGATAACTATTAACGATTCGTTAACGGTAGAGATTCAAGATTCAACGGCTACTTATATTCCAATTTTCGGCGGATCAGTAGTAGAAGTAGGAATCGAAGTAATTACCGCTGGTTCGACTGCATACACTCAAATAGTCAATATAACCGCGCTAGGGGCTTTATCCCGATTACCTAAAGCTCTTACTAATGGCGTATTAAGTAAGGATTACGACGGAAATCAGATTTACACAATTCTTAGCGATCTTTTGTTAAATAACTGGGGCGAAGTTCCAGGTTCTCTTACCTGGGCTACTTATACTCCAGCTACGGAGACTTGGGCTAATGCTCAAAATTTAGGACTTGGAGAAATCGACACTCCAGGCAACTATGAATTAGCTTTACGAACTTCGGAGCGAATCGATATGTATTCTCTTACTTCGGCGCTGGCTACTTCTGGACTTGGATATCTCTACGAGACGGCGCAAGGTCAAATTGGATACGCCGACAGTACCCACAGATCGATTTATTTAGCTGCGAATGGTTATACCTATCTTTCAGCTAATGACGCTTTGGCTCGCGGCTTAAAAATTCGAACTAAAGTAGGAGACGTTCGAAATTCTATTTCGCTTAAATACGGAGTCGCTTCCGCTAGTACGGTCAGCGTTCAAGATATTACTTCTCAGGATAATTACGGTTTATTGGGTCAAGTCATAACTACGACAATTCACGATTTAACTTTTGCAACTAGTCAAGCTAATTTTTACCTAACACTTCGAGCCAATCCTCAAGCTTTATTCGATTCAATCACTTACCCGTTGACTAATCCCGAAATAGGCGACTCAGACCGCGACGCTCTCCTAAATGTATTTATGGGTCAACCCGTGAGTATTTCGGACTTGCCTAGCAATATGGGCGGAACGTTCTTAGGATTCGTGGAAGGTTGGCAATTTTCTACTTCATATAATCAAATTTCGGTTACTCTTTTGGTATCTCCTATCGCCTATTCGCTTCAAGCTATGGCGTGGTTCCAAGTGAGTGTCGCTGAAAAGTGGAATACTTTATCCCCTACTATGGACTACGCGCACGCGCTAGCGGTCGCATAAGGAGCAGAAATGGCTAATCCAACTACTAACTTCGGCTGGGTAATGCCGACTAGCACGTCGCTGGTAACTAATCTTCCAGCCGATTTTAATACTTTTGGTCAGGCGGTCGATACGTCAATGGCGTATTTACTAGGCGGAACGACTGGACAGATTCTTTCGAAAACTAGCGGAACTAATATGGCGTTTACCTGGATCAATAATGACCAGGGCGATATAACTGCCGTTACCACGACGGCTCCGCTTCAAGGCGGCGGAACTTCTGGCGCTATTGCGCTAACTGTTGACGCGGCTTCCACAAGCGCTTCAGGGGTGGTTCAACTATCTAATTCAACTTCTACAACTTCCAGCGTATTAGCGGCGACTCCGACAGCGGTTAAATCGGCTTATGATTTAGCGGCGGCGGCAGTTCCAAAAGCGACAGTTTATACAGCCAAGACCGATAATTATACTTTTATTTCTGGAGATGAATATAATTTATTTTCAATGAATAATGCGGCGGCAAAACAATTTTCAATTCCAACCGACGCAACTTTTAACTTCGCCGTAGGAACTGAGTTTTCGGTTTTTTGGATTACTGGCGCAGGTCAGCCAACTATCGGCGCAGTAACTCCAGGAACAACTACGGTTATTTCAACGGGCGCAACTAGCGCAACTCCAAAATTGCGCGTTGCCAACAGCGGCGCAACCTGTAAAAAACTAGCCGCTAACTCTTGGATAGTGTTCGGAGATTTAGCGTAATGAAAATTGGAATAATGGCAAGTCAGATAAGTGGGCATCTATTAACCGTTACTGGCGGCACGCTTTACACTTCTGGCGGTTATAACTATCGCGTGTTTACTGCTAACGATAATTTAGTTGTTAGCGGCGGCTCGGTAACTATGGAAATTTTATGTATCGGCGGCGGCGGCGGAACTGGTGCTTCGGGAAATATACCTGGAGCAGGTGGCGCAGGTGGTATCTCTTACCATTCTGGAAAAAGTATTACAGGAACTAAAGCCGTAGTTATTGGCGCTGGTGGAGCCGCTGGTAGTAATGGCGACAATTCTAGTATTGATTCCATCGTTTCAAATGGTGGTGGTTACGGTGGAATAGAGCCTTCGGCGGCAGGTGGTACGGGCGGTTCGGGTGGCGCGCCAGGTTATTCAAGTACAACGCGAGGAAGTGCTAACCAAGGAAATACAGGCGGCGCGACTGGTTACGGTAACAATTCTGGATTAGGTGGGGTTACTGCTATTGCGGTTTCAGGTGGCGGTGGTGGAGCAGGTGCGCAAGGTGGCGATGGAATTACAACGACAGGCGGTCGCGGTGGTAATGGTGGAGCGGGGTTAAATACTTGGTCTGCTTGGGCTTCTGCTACAAGCACAGGCGTTTCAGGATATTACGGCGGGGGCGGTGGTGGTGGAAGTTATCAATCGGGAACTGCCTCATCGGGTGGTGCTGGCGGTGGCGGCTCAGGTGCCGATGATTTAACAACTTCCAATACTGCTGGAACTGCTAACACAGGTGGCGGCGGCGGTTCTGGTGGAAAAGGTGCCAGCGGTGGTTGTTACAAAGCGGGCGGCTCGGGATTAGTAATTGTGAGGTACGCAGTATGAGTCATTGGGCAGAAATAGATTCAGAAAATAAAGTCATTCGTGTAACTGTTGGCGATAACAACGACCCAGCAGGTGATGAAGGCTACCAATGGCTTTTAGATAATCTTGGCGGTACTTGGATTAAAACCAGTTACAACGGAAATATAAGATTTAATTTTGCTGGCATTGGGTATTCTTATGATGAAGTTAGAGACGCGTTTATTGCGCCAGAGCCAGAAGGCAATCTTGGATTAGATGAAACTACTTGCCAATGGATAATGCCAGAGGTAGAGCCGCTTGGTTAGTTTAATCCCACTAGGCACAGCCGCGAAGGTTATTGAAGTCGCCGTCGCGGAAATCGGTTATGTAGAAAAGCCAGAAAATATAACTAAGTATGGCGAATATATGAAAGCCGATGGCTTGCCGTGGTGCGGATCATTCGTTAACTGGTGCTTTAGTCAAGCTGGCGTTAAATTGCCGTCAATGGTTGCAACAGCTATCGGAGCGCATAGATTAAAAGAAGTCGGTCGATTCTTTACGGAAAAACCACAAGTCGGAGACATAGCGTTTATGGATTTTCCGCACGATGGCGTGGATCGTATTTCGCACGTTGGAATCGTGGCAAGTGTTCACGCTAATTCAGTTACAACTATTGAAGGCAATACTGGCGGCGATGGTAAGGATCAACGTAATGGCGGAATGGTTTTAGTTAAAGAGCGAAAAACGGGAGACGGCTCTCCAATCGTGGGTTACGGGCGAATTCGCTTCGTAACTTATGTCGGCGAGATTCCACTCGTCGAAGCTCCAAAACCTAAAGGAAAGGCAATAAAAAAATGAAAACACTTA